CATAGTCATCGGTGTAGAACGTCATATTCAACTGCGCGCTCTGGGTGCCGTTATAATAGCCCCACTTGGCGTCTGGCCACACTTGGTCGATGAAAGCCTTGTTGTCGGCTTCATTGATGACGAAGTAGCCAGTCTGGAAGAACGAGTTCATCGCGCTGCCATCGGCGTCGGTAGACGTCTCGTGCTGATAGATGTAGCGGCTTACGGGGTCGGCACCGATAGGCGGGCCGAAGATGGATTCGTTAATCCAAGCAGACCGGCCAAGGGAGCCGTAATCCCATTGCCCTATGACTGTGTTATACTTGACGTAGGCAGCCACTTCGCCGTTGCTGGTGGTGGTCGGATAATACCACGCCACTTCATTGAAGCGGGAATTGACAGCCACCCTGATCTTGTTGACGTTCGACATGTCGATTTGCTGGAAGATCACGTCCCAGATGGGGCATGGTATGGGCTGAACGCCAGAACCGGACAGCGAAAAGAACTGGCTTTGACCCATCCAATAGACGACGCCATTGAACGATCCGGCAGCCTTTCGACCGATCATGCCGCAACCGGCAGCAATTTCGTTGAAGCTATAGATATAGGGTTGGCCGATATACTGCATCGACCATACGGCAAGGTCCGTCCACACAAGACCCTGCTGCGGACCCTGGATGCATCCAACGATCCTTGACCCTTTCGGGATACGGAATGAGCCAGCCTGATTGGTGCTTTGAGCAACCCACGCACCGTAATTTTGAACGTCGCACCAGCGGATCAAGAGGGGATCGGCAATGCCGGTGAAGGTGGAACCCCAGGCAATGATCTGGCGCTGCGGCATAGCCACGAACATGCCGTCATTGACAGGCGGTGCCTGGGGGATAACCGTGGCAATCGGCTGCCCTGACGTCGGGTCATATTGGAAGATTGGGCCGGATGCTGGGTCGATGGATTGGATAAGCGCCGCTGACGTTTGTGCGCCGGTTGCTGTGCCGGCGAAGGAGATCGTCCCAGGACCAGACGCAGTCACCACGTATGTGCCATTGTAGGCGCTAGGAGAGGCACCAGAGAGCGTTACCGTGTTGCCGACGGGTATGACGTAGGTGCCAGAGAATGTGGCCGTCACGACCGTCCCTGTGCCACTCAGCGTCAGGCTGTTGAAGTCCACATCAAACTCTGGCACCGGGCATGCGACAAGGATTTCGCCCCAGTTGTCCAGGGTCCAATCATTTGTGTAGACAGGCACACCCGTAGTCGGGACGATGCCGGCACCCGTTCCATATCCGCCAGAACCATATCCGCCAATGCCGTATCCAGTCCCGGCAGGGACAGTCCCAAAGCCAATGTAATATACAAAGTTGGCGTTACCGCCATTCATAAATGCAGAAGCGGATGACGTCGCAGTATTACTTGCCTGTATTGTAAATGTATTTGCTGTTGGGACGCTAAGTATTGAATAGTCGCTGTAAAATACAATGCCGCCAACGCTGACGGGGATATTTACTGCGAAACTACTTCCTACAGAATACCCGTGATTTGCTAAGGTGACGGTCGTAAGACCGGTCCCGGATACCGTGGTGAATTGCGGCGTGGCACCGCCCGAAGTCACAGTCGATGTGGCTGCCAGGGGGTTGCCGAATAAGTCAACGGCGTTGATGGTGTATGTCGTCCCGCTAACAACCGTCACGGGGTAAAACCCGAACAGGACTAAGCCGCCGACACTGATCTGTGTCGAAATAAACACCGAATCGTAGCTTGTCGTGGTTATGCCGGCGTCAACGATGGTGACGACATTGCTGCCGGTCACGGTGGAGAAGTTGACAGCGGGGTTCGTCGTGATCGTGCGCGGCGTGATATCGACCAAGTTGCCGTTGGTGATGACGGCAAGCTGGGCCTGATAGGAGGATGCTGTGGCCTCATTGCCGACAGCCAAATGCTGATTAGCGTTGGTGTCTTCCCATGCCCATAAGGCGCGGGTGATGGTCTGCATGGCGGTTGGAAAAAATTTGTTCCAGCCTCCTAACTTTTGCGCAAGACCTAAGCCCGCTCTGTCTGGGACAAAACGAATCAAATTACATGAAGAAATGGCCGCTTCATTTAGTGCGGGTGTTTTGTTGATATCTACGCCAGGAATAAGTTTAAGTGATGCATGAGGCATTTGTTTGTCTCCATGTATCCCAGCGACGTTTTGCTCCTTCTGACATTCTGGCACGAACTTCAGCGGATTTTTTCTTCCCTCGCACAGCGTTTGCGGCTGCTGCGTTAGACTCAGGGCGAGCCTTTAATGATAAGCTTATTTTCTCCTTACTTTCGTTCGTCCAAACGCGACTCTTGTTGGCGGCCGCAATTTTCGCACGCGTTAGTTCAGTGTGCTTTTTGCCAAAAAATGGATTTTTATCTCCACTTAACGATGCTGATATAGATTTTTTATGTTTATTGCTAAGTTGTTTACCTTTATGTGAATCACTTATCTTAGCTTTTGTTTCTTGGGATAAACTGGCTCCAAGCCTATATGTATTTCCTTTTTTTGATGCTCCAATCGCGGATTTTCTTTCTTTTGATAATTTCCATCCAGAGTTTTTCCCACCTCCAATAGCTTTATTAGCCAATGGGAATCCTAAATCATTCCATACGGATATAGTTTCTTTTTCAATGTCATATGCCATATCTTCCGTTAATCCAGAAAATAATATTTTTACTAAAACTTTTCCTCCATTTAATTTGACTTTATTTTGTATATTAATATGATGATTGTTACGCTTTTTCATATTATAAGCACGACCAGCCATGCCTTTCCCTACATAGAAACACGCGTTAATATCTGTTCTCCAATGCTCATATACATAAAATGTCGCCACGATTTACCCCCTGGTCGGCGTTGCGACAGGCGAAATAGAACTAGATGACCAAGCAGCAGCCTCGAATTTCTTGCGGTATTCTTCGCCCTGAGCGCCCTTCAGAAGGGTTTGGTATTGCGCTTCGAATGTCGGACCCATTTGCGGATCGTTCGAAGCCGGGCCGAAGTTGCGCTGGAACTGGCTGATATAAATCATAGACGCCTGGAGCAGCATATCAGGCAGATACGTGCTGATAAACGTCGTTCCGGTGTTCGCCAAAGGCGTCGTGGCGTTGACGGCAAGGGTCTGCATGCGAACCAAGCCAGTCAGCGTCACCGGATACGCTTGGTCTGGGTATGGGCCTACGATGTAAATCTGTGACGTGTTGCCGTATGTGGCTGCGTCGCCGCCGTATGGAGCGAAGTATGCCGGCATCGCCGTGTATGCAGTATCCCCGTAGACATTTTGCAGAACTTGCTTAGAAACGGGCAGTAAGGGATAGGTTGCGCCACCAGAAACAATAGAAATGGTCTGCAAGGTGACGAAATCGTTGATACTCAAGGTCAGCAAATTGCTGCCGGCAGTCAGTGTGTAGCTAGTGTTGCTCGAAATGGCTGGGAAAAGGTCTAAATCACGCTGAATGCGCAGTTCGGCGTAGTTCAGCATCTGCGGGATAATGGCGTTAAACGCAGCATCGACACCAACAACAACACCGCTCGACGTCGTCGTGTTCACAATGGCCATCGTCGCCACCTGGGTGACGTAGCCGTTGTAGGTCAGCGGTGTTGTGGCAGGAGAGGTGGTCATGATGAGTTTGTTTACCACACCCCGAAAGGGGAATTAAGGAAAATTTGCTTCGGCCAGGATCGAGAGGTTGCGGGGGGGTGTCATGAGGATACCTTAGCTTTATTGTCGATCAGGCTTGGTACAGACTCGTGCGAAACGCTAGGATAGGGAATATCCTGGCGGCAGTCTGAGCGGTATGGTTGGTTTCCGTAAGACATAGGAGGTTAGGAAACGGTATTTTCAATGAAAGATCCAAATATAGTTTTTGTGTATACAGAGGCAGTCCAAGTTGGTGTATATGCCAAACCCGCTGTGTTAACATATCCAACGCCAGTATTTGCAACACTATTGTCCGAGACAGTAACAGTTGTTGGCTGAATTGGAGCAATCCCAATGTTTGAAAGAGTTAAATATGAAGTTCCTGCCGTAGAAGCTATTGTTCCTGTCGTAGCTAGATTAATCCAAAAAGTTACTTGGTTCCCAGTTCTTACATAGTTTCCCGTAGCTGTTACAGTACCCGTAGTTGTGAAGCCACCTAATGCAGGGGTAAATGTGCCCGTTTGCGTAGAAGCATACTGATAAACCGCATTTGCTGAGGTACCTACCGTTGAGTTGCTGCAATAGACCACTGTTCCAGAGTTCCCAGCTACTCCATAAACTGCTGTAGGAGTAGACCCAGAAACAGCAACAGAATTTGGGAAGTTTGAATTAAATGCAGTAATCTTTGAGTTGTTAATTGCGGCTACGGTATACCCGGACCCTCCATTACCAGTAAAATTAAGATTGGATGTATTTGGTGGTACAGGGGGAAAGTTTGTAGAATTTATAGACGCATCAGCGTTAATAAATGTGATAGAAGAACTAGAATCAGATTGGATAAAATATACTTCTTGTCCAGTAGAGCAACCAATCGTGTTATTGTACCCAGAAATGCTCTGAACTGTTCCGTTTGTCTGCGTAAAATACAAGAATGCGTGTCCGCTTCCAACAATCACGTTTGACTCAAAGTCAAACCCAATAATTGAAAGACCGCTTACATTAGAAAAATAATTTCCGAACGAATAGCTAGATAAACCAGTTGTATTTAACTGGTCTACCGCACAATTCAACAAAGTCATAGCCAAGGCATTTTTAATGTAAAACCCTTGGATTCCTCCTAAAACATAACAAGTATCGAATTTGGTAGTGGTTCCACCAATTTTATAGAATCCAGTTCTGCAATTTAAGGCCAAAACTCTTTCAAAAATGCACTGATACGATCCATTTGACGTAGCGTTTTCATAAAACGCATACCATGCACCTTTTACGGTTACGTTGGTTATTTTTACTAATTGTGGATAATAAACGTCTGGGAAATATATCCCGATTTTGTTTCCATCGGTGCTTTGATTCGTTGGGACAGTATCTCCATATTTGATGTAAAGATTTTCTAACTCAAACGAGACGTGAGGGGTTGTGCTTACGCTTTGGAATGCGGGAAAGTTACCCGTTGCATAGATAATTACTTCTGCATTTACAGGGCCACTTGGAGATCCAATCCCGTATACAAGCACATTCCCTAAAGTTACTGATGAAGTGATTTTATACGTTCCGCTTGGGATAACAACGGTTCCTCCAACATTAATAGCAGCCTGAATAGCAGCCGTATCGTCTGTTACACCATCCCCAACAGCACCAAAATCTTTGACGTTCGCCACTTCGGCAAAGCGATCCCCCAACGTCCGGGCGGTCGTTGACCCTGTAGCAACAACCGACGCGCCCGTGGCGTTATTGTTATAATACAGCAGATCAACAGTTCCATTATCCGACAAAAATGGAAGGGAGTTTGAACCGCTCATTTATCGGCCTTATTATCCAGTTTATCGAAAATCTTTTCGAACATACTGCGGATTTCCCGCATTGTATCATTGAAGTCTGCTTTTGCCACGTAACTTGTTGGCAATGATACTTCGATTTTTCTGATGTCTGCTTGTAGGTCTTTGACGGATTGATAGAGTTGACGTGCAAACCATCCAATGACAGCCAAGATGGCTCCCCCGACTAGGTTAATGGTGGCTTGCACGTCCATTTTGGCCTCTTAGGCGGCAGGGGTTTCGGGTGCCGGTGCAGCAGGTGCATCGGCGGTGACAGTCGATTGCGGCGATTCCGGCGTCACGTTCATCTGCGCTTCCGCCATGCTCTTGATCTTGACGATAAGATTGGCGACTTCCTTGAACGGGCGTTCGGCCAGCGCGATTAGAATGGCGTTCAGTTCTTCGACGGTGTGTTCGATAGTAATGAGGGTGGACATATTATTCTCCGGTTAAGTGTTTGGTGCCGGTGCGGCAGGGACTGTATCGCCAATATTAAGCCCGTTGGCAATGATTACTGTGCATCCAGCCGGCGGCGTCCAAGACGATTGACCATCCCAAAGAACCAAGTTTACGACCACGCCGTCAGCATTCACAACTGCATACGTCTCAGTCATTTACCACTCCATAATATAAATAACGCCATTGCCACCAGTGCCACCAGTGCCGGCGGTAGTCCCGGTTTGCGTAGCACCACCGCCACCACCACCGCCACCAGGGAAGCCGCCAGCACCGCCGTTACCGCCGGAAGAAGCAAGGCTGGAAGCACCAC